CCGGGCAGCGTCCCTGGCAGCGGCCCTGGCAGCGTCCCTGGCAGCGGCCCTGGCAGCGTCCCAGGTGGTGAAAGATTTTGTTTCTACAGACAGTTTTGCTTTCGTGAAAGGTTTGAAAGCGTCGGCGACTTTTTGCAGATCATCTAAATTAATTGGCTTGGTTGCGTGAAAGTATAAGGATTTGTCGGATGCTTTTTCTATAACACCAATTACATTCTTCCAGTTTGGCCCGAATTTGTACTCAGCCATCCCCTTCATCTTACCCGACTTAAGGGCTTTCATGACGAACGGATGCGCGGGAAAGTTCTCTTTGTCCATCCCTGCCGCACCGGGATATAACTTGCGAATCGCAGAATGTCCGATGGAATCTTTGACCTCAAGATGATGATGCTTGATATCCTTGTCGGTCAGGAACAAGATCGTTCCGTCTTTTTGTTCTATCCAGCTTGGGAATTCGCACACAATAGCCTCCTTATTTCAATAGTTTACTACCCAAAGAATAAACATCACCAGCACAGCCAGCACCATGAAGCCGATCACGGTCTCCCGCTTCGCCGCCCAGTCCTCAGCGTCAGATACTCCCCGCTCGATCTTGGAATCCAGGTTGACTAGGGAATCAATGAGCTTAAGAGTGCTCATAAGATATCCTTTCCCTTGAACCATGTCCATACTGCTCGGGCAGGCCATGCCAACAGCGCGAATACTGCTACAAATTCAAGGAAATCCATGATCTTGTAGACCACTATGCCAGAAATCCCGTATCTTCCGATCAATTCAATTATTTCCTTGTCCATCACTTACCTCCCTTGGTTAAGGGCTGGACCAGGCGCTTGCCCGGCTCAACCTGCACCTGTTTCCCTCTCCATTGATACGACTTGCATGAAGGGCAGGCTCGCGGTCCATCCGGCAGGTTAGAATCCCATTCCAAGTCGCAGTGTCTACAGCGGCATTTCATAATTTACCTCCTCATAATCTGTTAAGAAGAAGAATAATACAAAGAAGAATGAATGTCAAGCCCTAAAATAAAATATATTTGATTTTTTTTACAAGTAGGTATAAAAAGAGAACATGCCAAAGAAAGTACCCACCACAAAAAAGCCGGCCACACTCACCCCTCTGAACAATAAAGAAGAGAAATTCTGCGTAGAATACGCCGCAAGCGATAACCAAGTGAAATCATTCATGTATGTCTGGCCGGGGTATAGTTATAAGGCTGCATCAGTCGAAGCCCGACGACTCCTTGAAAACCCCTTGATTATCGAGCGGATAAACGAATTAAAAGAAAAGCGCAGAGAGAAATTAACCCCTACCGTTGATAAGGTCCTTGCTGAACTGTGTAAGTTATCATTCTACGATCCTCGGGATTTCTTCGATGATGATGGGCGGCTCAAACCTCTAGGCGAACTAGACCCTGACCACGCCGCGGTAATCGCTGGGATTGAGACGATACACAAGATCACAGGAGATGATGGCGACGGCGTTTGTATCACGACAAAGATTAAACTCCCCAACAAGAATGAAGCGTTAGAGAAGCTCGGCAAGAATCTGAAACTCTGGAAGGAAGCCGGGAGCCCAGAAAACCCGCTGACTGTTATTCATAAGGTCGAGCGGGTGATAGTGGAGCCTAATGCCAAGAACTCTACAGATCCCAACAGCTAAAGTATTCACCCCGCTCCTGGTCCCGTCCCGATACAAAGGAGCGTATGGGGGCCGATGCGGAGCAAAAAGTCATTTCTTTGCTGGCCGTCTCATTGAGGATGCCATTGCCGAGCCAGGAGAATCAGGGGAAGGGCTCCGGGGCGTTTGTATCAGGGAGGTCCAGAAGGACCTGGCGCAGTCGTCAAAGCTCCTGATAGAAAGCAAGCTCAAAGAATTTGCCATAACCGAAGCTGACGGGTTCAAAGTATTCCGGGACGTTATCGAAACTCCCCATGATGGCCTGCTCATCTTCAAAGGCATGAATGATTATACTGCCGATTCGATAAAGTCCCTCGAAGGTTTCAAACGCGCCTGGTGGGAAGAAGCACAGACCGCCACCGCCACCTCACTCCAAATGCTGCAGCCTACTATCCGCGCTGTCGGCTCCGAATTGTGGTTCTCCTGGAACCCCCGCAAAAAAACCGATCCGGTTGACATTATGCTCAGAGGTCCAGACCTCCCTACCGGTGCCATAGTCATTCCGACAAACTGGAAGGATAACCCGTGGTTTACCATGGAGATGGAAAACGAGAGGTTAGACTGTCTACGCCTCCACCCAGACCAGTATGATCACGTTTGGGAAGGGGGGTATGTCACAGTAATCGCCGGGGCGTATTATGCTCAGTCTCTTGCTACCGCTCGCATGGGGAAACGGATCGGCAGAGTTGGTGCAGATCCGCTTTTAACCATCAGGATATTCTGCGATATCGGCGGGACCGGGGCCAGGGCTGACGCCTTTACCATGTGGGCGGCTCAGTTTGTCGGTCGTGAAATCAGGGTATTGGATTACTATGAGGCAGTCGGCCAACCGCTCGCCACCCATTTGGCATGGATGCAGGGGAGGGGATACGATAAGAAGCGGGCGCAGATATGGCTGCCTCATGATGGCTCAACACAAGACAAGGTATATGATGTTTCGTTTGAAAGCGCGTTCCAGGATGCTGGGTACAGCGTGACAGTCGTACCGAACCAGGGCAAGGGCGCAGCCAAGATGCGTATTGAGGCTGGTCGCCGATTGTTCCCTCAAATGTGGTTCAACTCTCCCGAAGGGGTTGACCCTGATACAACCCCGACATGCGAGGCAGGGCTGGCAGCCCTCGGATGGTATCATGAGAAATGGGATGACAAGCGCAACATCGGTTTAGGGGCGGAACATGATTGGGCAAGCCATTCGGCAGATTCTTTCGGACTGATGTGCGTTGTCTATGAACTTCCTGACGAACAGGGACAAGCAGACTGGCGCCACTCCGCCCAGGTGATCAGGGCTCCGTATCGAAGCACATGGAGACCGTCATGAGGAAGGGGGGACCTCGACCGAGCCCGGTCCCGAACAAGGGAGGCCATTGCTTCGTAGCGAGGAAGCGGCGGCACAGTACGAAGAAATCAGCCCTCGGCGCGGCCGGCGCGTCAGAGAGAGCGAGCGGTTATGATGTACGCTGTTACAAGTGCCCCCATTGTAGGGACTGGCACTTAACGAAGCAACCCAGGAGGGAGAGCAATGAGCAAGTTTATTGATGCGGTGAGAGCGGAGTTATTGCACGAGAGGAAAGTGTGTTTTTCTCCGATGTTGGCTGTCAAGAAAGAATACAAGAGACCAACCCCCGATTATGACGATCTGACCGAGTATTGCATCTCTGTGGGGTGGGTGCAAACAGGATTTTGTAAACCCGAGGAACTCGCTCCGATGCTAGACAATGTTATCCGTGCATTGCGAGAGGCCATTTACGGCGACATTAAACAGTGCGCCATTAAACTGGAACGGGCGATCTACGAACAGGACAGGGACACCATTTTGTCAGAAATCAGAGATATCATGAGGGAAGTTTTTGGAGGGTAAACCACACGACAGGAGGTTTAAGATGAAGAGTCACTCAGATGAGATATGGGAGAAGAGGGACGTTTCGAGAGAGCCAGAACTATTTGCAGTCGGTTTGTACGAGTACGCCAAGGGCCTCGAATTCGCCCTTGAGTGTATCGGCAAGGGGATGAAGATACCAAACTCCGATTTCACCTGTCCGCACTGCACGAATCCGAAGCCGCATATTCATGGGAAAGAGGCGGCACGGATACATACCGACAACGTTCCCGTATTCGAAGAGTCTTTTCATGCCAAGCACGGGCCGGGCAAGCCCTGCGGGAAACCGTTCTGCGTTCTGTGCTATCCCGATGGACCCGGCGGACAGCCGAAAGAGGAAATAAATTCTCTTGACAATCGCTAATCATCGGAATATATAGGAAACTAATGAAGTTTCTTGACCTGCTCAAGAGGGTGAAGGCAATGTTGGAGGAAATACCCGAGGACCACACCGGGGAGGTAGTCATGAAATTCCAACTCAACCAGGGAGGCGTCAGGGATTCACAGTTAACAATCAGTAAGACATTCAAATAATCACGGCTTCCATCTTCGCCTCCACGATGTAGGTGGAGCCTCGAACAAATGGCCCGGCAATACGGTTGATATGACCGCTATAGCTGGGCTTTTGCCGTTTAAAGGGATGAACCGGCGTCCAACCGATCCTAGCCGTTAAACAGGAACAGATGAATACCGCCGAACCTTGCGGCCAAGTCAAGGTGAAACAAAATACCGGGCAACGGTGACTACTTCCGACCCGGACCTTCCGGCCCTGAAATATGGGTGGCCTTGGAAGCACGGCAAGCACTCTGACGCTCCTTGTCGTGGGTAGCGGGGCAAAGAAAGCTACCAGGGGAACAACGAGTACCCCGATTGTGTCAGGATCAATCCTTGAGTCTTAGGGGCAAACCCAAGGCTAAGGGAAGGGGGAAAGTAGATCACAAGAACCAGTTGAGGCACGAAACACTAGAAAGTAACACCGGCACCTTTGCTGTATACGATAAAGTGTTAAGGTATACGATGAGTAACACGAATATAAATAAAGTAACACCGATAGCGTCTAAAGAAGATATCGAACGAGAGATAGAAAGCCTGACCCGTGTTGTGAATAACCTCCCGCTAAGATTAGGCGGGCGGCTTTTGATGAAAATAGCGAAGTTGAAACGGCAGCTTGCGGGCATTTAAGATGGGGTTTTTATGCACGAGCGGCTTAAAAACATCCAACAAGACCAACACAGGAGGTTTACACCGATGAGAGATGGATTACAGGAGGGGTTCAATATCCTCTACGGCTCGGGGGATTCGTATTCACTGGCTTTCTCCAAGCTCACAGAGGTCATAAGAAAGGCTCATGAGGACTATGTTGTTGAGTTCATCGGGGGGATGCAGTTGAAGGATGACGGGAAGAACAAGTTTTTTGCCGTCTTCTCGGCTCGGCTGGTTTTGAAAGATACCTTGAAAGCTGTTTCTGCCATAGCAGAGAAGAAAGCAGAGAGCTACCCCGCTATGGATAAGGCAATCATCGACACACTGGCTGGCAAGGTATCCGAAGGGGAAAACTGATGGCTCGTTTCTTACACCTTGGAGGGTTGAAAAGGGAGTTCCATCATCTCAAAGTCGTCGACCCCGACGACAAGAGCGGCAAGCCGAAATTCGAGCGGGCCATGATGATCTACAAGCCAACGCTCAAGGGTAAATCGTTCTATATCCCCGACAGTTGCGGCTGGAAATACCTCGAC